CTCATGCCTGCTCGCAAACAAGTGGACGCTGACACCAGCGTAGTGACCAAGCCGCCTTCCGTGCTGCCTGGTAAAGAAGTACGGAGCCTGGAACCAGTGGCTGCCGAAATTCGGCGGCTGCGTGATGAAGAGGGGCTGTCCACCCAGGAAATTCACGAGATGCTCGATGTGAGCTTTGACGTCATCAACCAACTGTTTCTGCAGTCGTACAAGATGACGATGAATACTGGTGAGACGTTCGAGGTGCAAGAGAAGTTGCGTCTTGGGCTTATCTGAGCTACACATGCGTCCAAGTGTGACGCAGTAGTATTTTAGAAACCGTCGGCGAAGTTACTTGGTACTTCTCGGCAAGTCTCCTTAAGTATCCTGGTTTGCGGTCTGTTTCAGCCCGTATAGCCAGGACTTTTTCTTCTGTCAATTTAGATAAACGGCACTCGGATCCCCGTGTGGTAGGCGGTTTTGGGCTAAGGCCGTATCCATACGAATGGGCCATGTTTTCGCTTTGTGTGCAGTATTCCAGGTTTTCTAGGCGGTTGTCCGTTTTAATCCCATTCTTGTGGTTTGTTACGCATCCATCTGGGCATGGTCCCACCCACGCTTCCATGACCAACCGATGTACCAGCTTATTTTTTATGCCTTGTGTAGTTCTAACTGAAACTTTTTTGTAGCCCTGGCGGTGATTGGATTGCTTCAGCTCGAATGGCTCTAAACGGTGATAGCTGATTATTTTTCCGCACTTTGAGGCTGCGTAGCCGATGGCGGAAGGGATTGGACGTGTTTCCATGAAAAAGGGGCCCCGTAGAGCCCCTATCATACCTTATGCAGAACCTGTTATTAGTAGGCGCTGACATCAAAAGGCGTGTTGACCAGCAGACGGGCCACAGGGACCATCTTGGTGGTAGCGAACACGAGGTTCCAGGAGGCGGTGTCGGCCAGGTTGCCAGTGGTGGCAGCGTTGGTCGGGTTGTCGCCAGCGACGGCCCACTTGGTGCCGGTCACATGGTAACCGTAGTGGTAATCCACGGCCAGAACGTCCTGCATGGACAGGATGTTGCGGTCGGCAGCCAGACGCAGGTCCTGTTGGATGCCCTCGGAAACCACGCCGGTCTTGAAGAGGTACACGGGGTACTTCTTGGCGTGGGTGGAGGTACCACCGGTCAGAGCGACCAGTTGGTCGTCGATCACCACGCGGAGACCAGCGAACGTGGCAACTTCAGGAGCTGCAACGCCCACACCGCCGCCGCCCCAGACGACAGCGCCACCCGTGGACAGAGCCGAGGTGCTGAAGGTCAGCATCCCGATCTGTTGCAGGTAGTAAGCCACGTTGGAGTGCATGGCGATGGCGTCGAGTTCGTCGCCGCGCTCACCCAGAACTGCCTTGGTAGCCACAACGTTGGCAACGTTGAGGAAGTTGGCCTCGGTCATTGAACCGGGGACGCCGGCAAATGACTTGTTGACTTGGTTGGGGCCAAGGACGCCAGCACCAGAGATGCCGCCGAACAGACCAAGCAGTTGAGCGGCGAGGGTGCCGGTCTTCAGCTTGTTGATGGCAGCGGTCAGTTGGTTGCGGACATGAGCCAGGGGATCGGCGCCGGAACCCAGCTTGCTGAGGTCGTCAGCGGCGTAGGCGAAACCACGGTGCAGCAGGGTCATGATCTGCTCGTCGGCAGTCACGTTCTGAGGCACCAGATAGCCGCCGCCACCACCCCAGGTGTTGGTGCTGAGGATTTGGGTCTCAGTCGGGGCGATGGGATCGAAGAAAGGCACGCGCACACGGGTGCCGCCAGCGCGGGCATCCAGAGCAGCGTTACGTTGCACAATGCCGCTTTGGATCCACTTCGATTGCTCGAAGATGCCCTCGGCGGTGTACTGAAGGAATTCGGGACGGGTTACAAGGTTCGACAGGAAAGTCGAACCGGACCCGTAGTTACCTGCAAAGGAAGACATGGGTTAGCTCCAGTGGAGTCAAGGTTGGGGGTGTGCCCCACAGGGGCTTAGGCGCCGGCTTCTGCTTTGAGGAGACGGGCCTTGTCGGGGTCCTGGGTCAAAAGGATCATTTGCTGGGTTACGTTCCAGCCATCCTTAGACCAAGGATTGGATTGTCCGGGGAGAGCGGTGGCGCGGGCACTACCCGTTACACCCATACCGGACCTGTTAGTGGCGGCGAAATGATGTTCGTAACCACTACCAGGGTTTTTCAGGTTGGCGATGTACTCACCAACCGGAAGTTCGACGCCGCCGACAACAGCCACAGGCTGACCATCTTTAGCGCGAAGGTGTTCCTGAAGTAAACGATACAGCTGATCGGGTGCTAATGCACCGGCCTGGGAAAGTTGGGTGATGGCGTGGGACTTGATCTGCTCTTGGGTGAAGCCTTGCTTGATCTGATCGACCTCGGCTTCCTTGCTTGAAAGTTGCTGCTTGAGTTCGGCAACGGTTTGCTGGGCTTCCTCCCAGAGCGTTTTGTACTCGCCAGATTCGGCCAGCTTTGTGGTTTTGGCCTGTTCTTGTGCCAGTCGGATTTCGTCGAGTTGTTTTTGGAGGGACTCGCGGTTTTCGCGGTCCTTTCGGCGCTCGCTGATGAGTTCAGCGTTTTTAGCCTTGACGGCTTCCAGTTGGGCCGCCAAATCGGAGCTTTCAGCCACAGGCTGTGGGGCAACAGGTTCCACGGGAACTACAGGTGCTTGCTGTTCTTCGGACACAAGTGTACTACTTAGACCTGTGTACTTTAGCAGTTAACTAGCGGCGGAAGACCATGGCGTTTTGTGCAAACCAGCCCATGTGGTAGCCGCCGAGGATGTATTCCCTGAGTTTGACCTCGTACTCCTCGTCGCGTTGCAGGCCGCAGGAGGTTAGTCGTTCGACCCAGTAGTCCTTGGATTGGCAGTTGATGTGGCCGACGCCACCTTGTTCGGGCTGTGCAGCACTCCAGATCAGGATGCCGCCAGGGCGGACAGCAAGCGCAACATTATTGGCGACATGGATTGCCATTTCTTCTGCAATGTGCTCGGCCACTTCCAAGCACAGGACCAATTCGGCGTCTTGTTCAAGCGAGAACACGCTCTCTTGAAGTAGGTAAGGCTTGTCCTTGACGCGATCGTCAGGGTCGATACCGATGGCCTCAATGCCGTGGTCGCGTAAAGCATTCACATAGATGCCGGGACCGCAGCCGATGTCCAGTGCCGTCTGTGGCTGGAGTGTGTCGGCGATCCAGGCGGCAAGGCGCTTGGCGAATGGGCCCTCTTCACACTCGATTTCGTAGTAGTTGATTTGATCGACTTCGTACCAGCCACGGCGGTACAGGTCATTGATCTGGCGAAAGATCTTGTCGTAGCGTTTGCCGCAGACTTCCATCGACCACTTGCTGCGGGCGATGTCTGCAATGGTCCGACGATCTAAGTCGCCCACCGCGTGGATTGCGTCGATCCAGTCCTGCAGGGTGTGGCACCTGTAACCGCTGACGCCCTCGATCACGGTTTCGGTCATGGCGCCGTAGTCCACCGCAACTACCGGGGTGCCGCACAACATGGCCTCGACCACCATGCCGCAGAAAGGTTCGGTGAAGACAGTCGGTGCCAGTAGTGCTCGTGCGTTACGCAGGAACTCGCTGCGGGCTGTACCGCTAATCGGTCCTCGGTACTCGATATTGGGGTGGGTCCAGGGTGATGGGTCGCCTTGGCCATGCAGCACGATGGGCCAAGGGCTGTAATCGGCAATCGCCTTGATGGTGTCGATGCCTTTTAGCGAGGTGATGCGACCTAAAAAGGCAAGGTATTGACCTGGCTCGTAGTTGGGTTCCCAGTCGTTGAGGTCGTAATAGTTGGGCACAACCCACTCGTAATTTTTGCCGTTGCGACCTTCCTTGCCTTGGTGGTAATGCATCCAGGCATAGGACTCGAAGATGCGGAAGCTGTCCGGCATCAATGTCGGGTAGCCGATGCCGGTTTCGACGTGCTGGTGATTCGGAAACTCGGCCATCAACTGCTGGTGCGCGTGGCCGAATGGATGGCAGATGATGTCCTGCGGTTGAAGGCGCTCGCGTAAAGCCGGAATCAGTCGCTGCTCGAACAGTTGGTGGCCTGGACTGCCCACCGTGGCATCGTTGCCGTGGAAGTCGGTTTCGCTGCGGGTATAGAGCGATTTGAACTCGGCGGCGCTGAGCAGCTCGACGTGTTCTGAGGAGTCAGATTCCGAGCCAGCGTTGCTGTACTCGATCACGGTGTAGC